TGGATAGAAAGGTAAGGATATTAAGAGCAACGGGGAAACTATGAACAATTGTAATGATTGTCCTGATTTAACTTACTGTTCCACAGATTTACAAGAAGACTATCCATCAAGACTGTATGAATGTTCCTGTAATAGGGTTGTGTTCAGAACAGAGGCTGAAGTAAAATATTTGTTACGAAAACACCTGGACAACACCGTATTTAATGAAATTTTCAAATACGGTTTTGTTGCCGGAGGGTCTTTAGTAACATTGTTTACGAGTCCTTTTCATGACCCCGTGTTGAATGATATTGATTTCTTTTTTCCAACAGAAGAATGTTTTGACAAAGCATTACAGCTCTTTAACGGATACCGGGTGAAGAGGACTGATAATGCTGTTAGGGTTAGTGTCTATCCTCCTATACACCTTGTCTGTAAATCATTTCTTCCTTTGTATAAAACAATTGGGGAATTTGACCTTGTAAACTCAGGTGTTGCTTTTGATGGAGATAAATTTTATTATGTTAAAGGATGGAAGTCTTGCATCGAGTCGAGGAAAATTGTTTTTCAAAATCACAGTCCTGTATCTGATAAGATACAACGTGTTTATAAATACTATGCTAAAGGTTTTAGGATTGATGAGGTTGAATTAATAAAAATGAGTATTATATTGGATGCTACTCCGGAAGAAAACCTTAATGTTCCAGGATACTATGAGGTAATCAAAATGTGGCTTGAGGACCCCCTCGTTGATTTTGACGAATATGCTTACTCACAAGTTTATTCCAAAAGCTATTTGCACTGCTTGGTGGATAGACTTTTAGATTGGGATGAGTATATACAAAGAACCAAAGACTGTTTTCAAAGAAAATACAATGAGTATTGGAGGATAAATGTCTAATATAGAGAATGTAGTAGCGAGAAGGCTACGTAAGGACCGTAGAAAGTTTAAAGGGATGAGGTACAAGTTTAATAAACTTGTCGTAGTCCCCTACGGACGGAGGGAATTTTTTGTGAAGGAAGGGGATATTCACCCCCTATCTCCTGGAGCAATTTTTCGTTTACGTAATCCTTGGAGTGGACTTTCTTCGTGTCTTTTTTTCGTATCGCTTTCCGATATTGAGGAGACTAATTCTGAAATAATTTCCCACCTATTTAATGTTTGGGAAAAAATAAAACCAGGAATTGGTTGCGTTGAGACTGTAGATTGGTTCATACAACTGTTTATTAAGAGTTATGATAAGAAAACCGTTGAGAGTTGGTTTTATAAGTTTTATCCTGAGGTAGATACAAATTCAGATGAATACAAAGCTCTGGTATTGAGAGCTACCTTGTGTGTTTGATGTAGGACCACACGGGGACAAACCGGTAAAGCTATGGACAAAAATATAAAGGAGAGAATCAGGGAGTTAAAACTGGAACTAGCTAATTTAGAATTACTCTGCTCCGATTATGACGCCCAAGACGTTGATATTTTTTACACCTATTTGTGTAAAGAACTACAAAAACATACAAGACAAAAACAACAAGCAATCACAATATTAAAAGCTAAAAATAAAAAGCTATACAAACAATTAAAACAGATTACAGAGCTATTAAATGACTTTGCTTTTGATAATGATGTAAGAGAAAAACGAGACATATATAATTTATACCAAATAGCCTGCGAGTTAATTTGCGAAAATATTGTTGATATGGGAATTCCTTTATCGTTTAAAGCGTTTTTAAACCATATAGACCTTTTTCCAGGCCTACTTAATAAGGCATATCCAGGATATTTAAAGTCGGGGTTACTAAAGTTTTTGTTAAATGCCCGAAATAATACTTGACAAAATCAAGGAAGTATGCTATAACTTATTAGTTAGTGGAGAAAAAAATGATACTACTTATAGACTATAATAATTTAATGATACGGATGTTATCAGTTTATTCCTCGTTGGAATATAACGGAATTTATACAGGAGCTGTTTTTGGAGTTCTCAACCAACTTACGAAGTTGGTTGTAGATTATCATCCTGAAGAACTCATTGCGGTAACTGACGCCTATCCGTTAAAACGGAAGGCAATATTTCCTGAATACAAAAGCCACAGAAAAAAAACTATAAACGAAAAATTGATGAGGGATTCACGTTCCACGTGCAACACCTTAATGGATTATATGGGAATACCTATATTAAGACAAGTAGGATATGAGAGTGATGATATTATTGGGCACCTAATCCTCACTAATCCGCATAGGTCCTTCCTAATAGTTTCCACAGATTCTGACCTTGAGAGGTTCCTTAGTGGGAATGTGGAAATTTTTAAGAGTGGCAAAATCTTTACCACCCAAGACTTCAAAGCTAAATACCAGAATGCAATAAAACCTTGTGATTTGGAGACTATTGAGTGTTTTATTGGTAATCATAATGGTGTTCCCCCATTAGTTAAGGGATTAGGATTAAAAAGATACCTAAAATTAACGGCCGCTGAAAAATTAGACTTAATAAATGCTAATCGTTCATTATTTGAAAGAAATGAACGGCTTGTTAAAATACCCCTCGACGACCAAATCAAGGTAGACTTCACAGCAGTTCCCACCTTTAAACGTAGGAAATTGGAAAATTGGTTGATGCGTGATTTGGGAATCAGATTAACAAAACAGATGGAACTCGCATTCGACATACTAGCTTAATGCTACTAAGGGAGGAATCTATGAAATTTAAAGAGGCTGTTATACGACTACGTCCGTCACACCAACCTAAAGGATATCACATGGCTGACATAACAATCACAATAGACGGGGAGACATATGAATTACATGAGTTTATTAGGGATGATGATTTTACAAGTAGGTTTGATGCTTGTTTAAAGCTATTAAAAACCGAGGTTTTACGACTAATATCTGAATATGAGGAATAAATGGATAATTTAAACACTTCATTACAAGAGAATATTTTGACTATGCTTGTCTTTTCAGACAAGCATATAAATTTACTTGTCAATAATTTAAACGTAGATTTATTTGACAACGTATATTACAAGCGTATAGCAGAATTGTCAATTAATTTTTATCGCAAATTTAATACTCCTCCGAAGGGTCATATTGCAGATTTACTTGAAAGGGAATTAAAGAATCCAGATAAACAGGAGATTTATGAAAGAATACTCGTTAATATTTATGAAAGTTATGATACCCTAAATGAGTCATATATACTTTCTGAACTTGATAAGTTTATTAGAATCCAAAATTTAAAGCAATCAATCAAAAAGGCATTTGAGCTTTTGCAATATGGAAAAGTTGATGAGGTGGAATCGCTACTTGAGGAGTCCCGCAAGAAGCGGATTGAATTATTTAATCCTGGAATAGTTTTTCGACATGATAATCCTGAAATATTTACAAAGTTGGAAACAAACGAGGAAGATTTAATATTTACAGGAATAGAGGTTTTAGATAAATTAGAACATGTTCCGACAAGAAAAGAACTCTATATTTTGATGGCTTCTCCCGGTAAAGGCAAGTCGTGGTTTCTAGTGCATCTTGCTAAGGCAGCATTACTACAACGAAAAAAGGTATTGCACATATCTCTTGAACTCGGAGAAGGAAGACTTATTCAAAGATATTTCCAAGCATTATTTGGTATAGCCACGAAGCCTGTAGACCTACAACTACAAAATGCCTTATTTGAGACGGATTCATTCGGGAACATATCACGTATAAAATTTAACCAAATTCCTCACGTTAGAAATTTGAAGGAGGAGGGCATAGAGGACTTTTTGAAGTCAAAAATGGAAGAACTGATAAAGCCACAATTGATAATAAAAGAGTTTCCCACAGGTTCTTTATCAATACAAAAGTTAAGAGCATATCTTGATAATCTTGAAGGATATTATAATTTCATACCTGACATCATTTTACTTGATTACCTCGACTTAATGGATATAGATGTTGATAAATTACGAATAGATTTAGGAAGGACCGCTGTTGAGTTAAGAGGAATCGCCATAGAAAGAAATCTCGCAATGGTTACCGTCGCCCAATCTAACAGGGCGGGAGAAGATAAAGCATGGTTAACAAGGAAAAATTTAGGAGAAGATTACTCAAAGGTTAAAACCGCTGATGTATTAATAACATACAATCAGTTAAAACATGAAAAAGCTAATGGATTGGCAAGGTTGTTTATTGATAAGGGGAGAAATAATAAGGATGGAGATGCCATACTCATTTCGCAAAATTATTCATTAGGTCAATTCTGTTTAGATTCAGGAAGAATAGTGCTTGAAGATTATGGAGATTTGATAGAGAAATGATAGATAAAGAAACACTTGATAATTACATTAACCAACAATTTGAGGATTGGAATTGGGTGAAACAATTAGAAAGGGAAGAGATTGAAAAACTTTTGAACTTTATTCCCTTTAAGACAAAACCATATTTACACCAACTTCAAGGAATGGTTCCGTGTCTACTCAATAATTCGTTCCTGTTATTTTTAGACATGGGATTAGGTAAAACAAAAATAATCCTTGATGTTTTATCTTTAGATAATAAAAGGGTGTTAGCATTAAGTCCAAGTGTTGCGACGGTTTCTACTTGGGCGGATGAAATAAATAAACATTCAAATAAAACATACATTGAATTGACAGGGACAACACCTGAAAGATGGAAGAAACTATTGGAATCTGAAGCTGAAATTGTTTTATTGAATTATACAGGATTATTAGTTATGAACACTGTAAATAGCGGGGGAAGGTGGGTAATAGATTTTCCAGTTTTAGCTAAATTTACTTCACTTTTTGACTGCGTGGTTTTTGATGAAATTCATTTATGTAAAAATCACCGGTCTTTAACCTTTAAAGTTTGTAAATACATTGCAGAACATACTAAATATAGATACGGTTTGACCGGAACTCCCTTGAATAGGGACCCTATGAGTTTGTGGTCACAATTCTATTTGATTGATTTGGGTGAGACTTTAGGACGACATATCTCGATTTATAGGGAAGCGTTTTTTACACAATATACAAATTATTGGGGAGCATTGGATTACAAATTTAAAAAGATATATACAGAACATCTAAATAAAAGGGTTCGTAATAAATCAATTCGTTTTGTTAAAGAGGATACGTTGGATTTACCTGATAAAGTATTCACAAAAATACCGGTTGAACTTTCAGATGAGGCTCGGAAGGTGTATCTTGATATTGTTTACAATTCAGACATAAAGGATATTAAACAAACATTTCCTAAATTGCGTCAAATCTGTTCTGGATTTTTTGAGGACATTGTTTTTGAAACGCAAAAGTTGGATGAGTTGGTGGATTTAATCAAGTCTATACCTACTGACAGTAAGGTAGTGGTATTTTTGGAATTTATAAAGAGTGGGGAATTGGTTACCACCCGGCTAAAAAAGGAAGGTATCAGATGTGAACGTCTTTACGGAGGAACAAGGGATAAGATAGGTGTAAAAAATAATTTTTTGAAAAATGAAAATATTAAAGTATTAGTTGCAAATGTTGAGAGTGGAGGAGTTGGGTTAAATTTACAGGTTGCTAATTATGTTGTATTTTATGAATTACCTTTGAGTAGCATTGATTACAGACAGGCTGTAGAGCGTGTTCACCGTCCTGGTCAAAATAATACTGTTTTTGTATATTCGCTTATAACAAAAAATACAGTTGAGGAGAAGATAGAAAAGTATCTACAAGAAGGTAAAGATATTTTTAAAGCCCTAATTGACGGGAATAAAGCTAAGGAAATATTAGGAATATAGGGGGTTTTATGGTAGTGAGATTTTATTGTCCTATTTGCGGAGGATTAACACCTCCAAAATTACAAAAGGAAGAGAGGGAATTAATCATTGCTCCAGGAGAGCTTACATTTACATGTAAAGGGTGTAAAAAGAAATTTGTTATTTTTGTTGATATTGAGGAGTGGGAGGAAGAGGAAGCATGAACGAACAGGACATCATAAAAAAATATAAACCCATGATAGTTAAATTAGCGAGGACATTAAGCCTCGATTATATGGATGACCTTGTTGGGGTTGGATATAATGCACTCATAACATCTTATAATAACCATAAAAATAGGAAGTCAAAACTACCATTGAACACCTACATTTATAATAAGGTAAAAACAGCAATGAGGGATGAACTACGACGCTTGTTGTGGTTTAAACGCAGTAAAAAAGGTTATAGTCTAACAACCCTACAAGAAATAGTAACAAATGATAGTGAGGAATTGCTTATAAATCGTGATACTTACCTCCAACTTTGTGATATTATGAAAAATAATCTAACACAACGTGAACAGGAAATTATGCGGCAGATTTATTGGAATGGACTAACATTGCTGGAGGTTGCCTCTTATTTGCAGTTAAAGGAATCACGTGTATCACAAATACATAAGGATATTTTAAAAAAATTAAAGGATGCCTATGAAAGAGAAAATTCTACAAATCTTGGAACAAAATAATATTTCCTACGCATTATCAGGTAAGAACGTTGGTAAGAATGCAATCGGTATCGATTGTCCTTTTTGTGTTGATGATGTGGGAAAACATTTGGGTATTCTACCAAATAAATCTGGAGGATATTATTACAGTTGTTGGAGAAATAAAGAACATAGAGGAGGAATATTTTTTCTATTTTCAAAACTATTAGGAATTTCAATAGATGCTGTTAAAGAATTATTTGATTACACAGAACCTGTAACCAAAATACTTCCTGAGGATAAAAAGATTGGGGGAGTTGATAGGTTAGAATTTCCCCCCGAATTTAAAGAGGTTAAAAATGAGTTTCCCACCGAAATTTTTTATAATTATCTGAAACGTAGAGGATTTGATTCCGGAGCTATACAGAGGTATAGGTTAATGTGTGCTTTAGAAGGAGAATGGAAGAATAGAATTATAATTCCTGTTTACATTAACGGCCAACTTGTAACATGGCAGGGTAGAACTATCTCTGACTTGACTTCGTTAAGATATAAATCCCTATCCTTGGAGAAATCTATTAGGGCTATAGGATATTGTTTATTTAATTATGATAATTTACATGGAGGAAAATCTTTATATATTACAGAGGGACCATTCGATGCGATGAAGATAGATTATTATACCCGTGCCGATGCTACCTGTTTATTTACCCTAAATATGTCCAAAAAACAAGAGGAGTTGTTGTTGACAATTCTACCTAAATATGATAGAATATTTATTCTACTTGATAATAATGCTGAACTTGCTAGCGCAAACCTTTTATGTAGGTTATCCTATTGCAAAAATATTTTTGTAAGATATTTACCTACCAGATTTAAAGACGCAGGAGAAATGAATGAAAAAGAAATCAAAGATTTCATTGGAAGAGATAATAATTGAGGAGCCGTCTAAGGCTTTTTGTGAAAGATGTCAAAATTCCGATATACGCAGGGTTAAAGATACATTAAATTTAGCCGCTTCCACAATTCTTGAGGCTGCGGAATTATTAGGAATAGATGGAAATTTTGAAAGAAAGTGTAAGGAGATAAGGAAATGGATAAAGAAAACTTTCAATGGAAAGAAAACACGTTAATACATAATTATACAAAAAGATTATGTAGGCAATTTGGAAGCAAACTATATTGTATCGGTTATGATTTTGATGACCTTATGCAGGAATGTTGGATTACATATTACAAATGTCTCAAGTCATTTAAAGGACAAACAACACGGGATTTCATGGTGTTTTACAGTAGAGCTATAAAAAATAGGATATTTAATTTACTCAGGAAGAATAAGAATGAGTTAAAATTTAGGGAAAAGCTAACTTTTGTAGATGAGATTAATTTCGATGAAATTGGGTGCTACGTAGATTTGAAATATAAATTAGGTATTCTTCCCAAAAAACTACGTGATAAGGTAAAAATCGTATTAACTGTAAATACTAATATAAGCAGTCCTAAAAATAAATTAGTTTTGCAAAAATTAAAAAATTTTCTATATTTTTGATGTTTGGAGTGTATATATAATATATGATTGACGATGACTTTATCTATATTCTAGCAAACCATACACAAACACTGACATCCAACCTTATTAGGATTCTAGATAATCTAGACGAAAAGGATTGGAGCAATTTAAGTAAGAAATCAAAATTAATTATAAATAATTTTATCAAGGAATATATTAGGAAAACTTCCCAGCAGGGAAATAAAAAATAAAGGAGTATGTATGAAAACCGATGATTTTAACAAAGCATTATCAACCGTGAAGATGTGTATAAATCCCAGTCCTGTAATACCAGCATATTCATTATTGTATCTTAATAATGATACGATTGAATCTTGTGACGGCATACAAGGAATTAGATATACAGTTCCTGTAGGTGTTGAGTGTGCTGTTAGAGGATTATTATTTGCCGAAGTCGTATCAAAACTTTCGGATATCGACCCCCTATCATTACAAAATGATAAATTGGTAATATCAAGTGGTAAGACTAAAATTGAGTTAGCAACAGCAGATAAAAATGATTTTGTATCAGCATTTGATATTGACACTTATAAGCACTCTATTAAGCTCACAAACGATATTACAAACGCAATGAGTATTCTAATGTCTTCTATAAATAGAATAACAATTCAAGAAGAACAGAATGGAATAACAATGATTATTGATGAGAATGGAATTTCAATGTATGCAACTAATAATATTAGGGCATCCAAATTCCATATTCCTATGGAACTTGACTTCTCAATTTCTATATTATTACCCGAGTCATTTTGCCGCAGATTATTATCTTTGAATACCGGTAACGGAGAATTATTTTTTGGGACTAAAACTGTTAAAGCAATATTTCCTAAAATTGAATTTATATCAAAGCTGAAAGAAATCGAACTCCTCGATTTTGAGGGTAAGATTTTTTCAAATTATGATTTTAAGTCTATCGAATGTCAGTTTGTTGGAGATTTTCCCAAATCATTAGTATTAGCATCTTCTATTTTGGATAAGGATAGATTTGGAGATTTTGACGTGGGAAATACAATTAAGTTTAAAGTTAATACGGGAATATCTGTTTTCGAGGATGAGATAAATATTGGATTCAGCAACACTTTCAAATTCAAAGCTGATATACCTATATTCCTATCATTGCTTAAAGATGTTGTTGAGTTCGGATTCGTGGAAAATGATAACGGTGTTTTTGTTATTGGAAGAGCGAACCCAGGATTCAACACGATTATGGGAACTTTCAGCGAACAAGAGGAAAATACAAATGAAGAAAAATAGCAAAAAGAAGGATAGTGATTATTTTAAGATTTTCAAAAAAGAAGTAGAATTTTGGTTAGAAAAATTCGGACTAAAAGATTGGTGTGTTTTTATTTCACACGAACCAATTGGTATTGATTCTGAGGATGGGGCGTGTTCTTACGAAAAAACGAGTAGAGTTGCTACCATATCACTCAATAAATATACACCAGGCTATGAATCGTTGACTCCTAACTTGGTGAAATTGATTGCATTCCATGAGGTTTGTGAATTGCTTTTGGCACCATTAATTACATTATGTTATTTGAGAACATTTTCAGAAACTGAATTGGAGGGTGAAAAGCACGCTATAATACGTAGGTTAGAAAATGCCTTCTTTAAGGAA